TGAGCCACATGCCCAGCGGACGATGCGAGAGCTGGTTGAGCAGCTGACAGCCGCCCGCGAGAACCGTGAGCGGCAAAGTCGATACCAAGCAACGGGGCGTGATGACTGAAGCCCAGCTCGTTGCGCAGATCCTGCCAGGCCTTGGCCTTCAGCTGCTGCCCAACAAGTTGGCCGGCGCCGAGCAGCATCAGGCGATCGATCAGCTTTGCGGTACCGGCGCTGGCCGGCGTGCGATCGACGAACACCAGGGCCTGCTGGCGGGCTTCGGCCAGGTGTGCGGCGATGGCCGGGCCATCACCAGGTGCGCAGGCGATCAGCGCGTTGAGCGCGGCGCGCCAGGCGTCCATGGGGTGAGGGATTAATTCGATCTCCTCGGTCATGAGTTGCGGCTTGTCGGACATGGCGGTGTCCCTCGCTGCTGTTGTGGTTGGGTGGGGTTAGGCGGCGACGGCTTCGCCGTCCTTGAGGCCGAGGGCAACGGCAATGACATGCGATTGGCCGTAGTTGCCCTTGGAGAAGCCGTTGAGCACTTGGTAAACGGCGGTGGGCGGAAAGCCGTGGTCTTTCGCCCATTGATTGACGGTTAGGCCCTTGGCACGGAACTGGGCCTTCACCTGTTCGACGGTCTTGGGTTTTTGCTGGGTTGCCATGGCGGTGGCTCCTCGGCTGGTAGTTGAAGATTCATAAGAATCTTTGGTGTTTGTGAGGCTGAGTATGGGTAGAAAACTACCCATCGTCAAGGAGGTTTATGGGTACTTATTTGCCCATTGGCGAGCGGCTTGCTGAGGAAAGGAAGCGGCTAGGGTTCAATCAAACCGACTTCGCGGCTGTGGCTGGAGTAAGCAGAAAAACTCTTTTCGGCTATGAGAGCGGCGAGCGAACGCCCGACGCTGGGGGGCTTGCTGCCTGGGCTAGCGAAGGTGTGGACTTGATGTACGTGGTGCTTGGTGAACGCTCGAAAGCCCACCCCGTCGCTCAACTTCTAGCAGACGAACAAGTCTTGCTGGAGGCATATCGCGCTATGCCGGCTCGTGCTCGTAAGCTCCTTCTGGCCGAAATGCTGACGGGTAAGAAGACACGCAAAGCTGACGGTAAGGCTGATGGCATGAGCGTTTCAGGCGATGGGAACCGAGTAGCTGGAAGGGATTACAACGAAACGAAGGAGTAGCACCGTGGATATCCAGGTTGAGGGGAGCAACAACCGAGTCGCCGGGCGGGACTATTACGAGAATCAGATCAAGCCTTGCCCGCGATGCGAGGTCAGGGTCATTGATCGTGAAAAGAGCATCTGCAACCACTGCACCAAGGAAGAGAGAGATGAAAAGGCCCGTGGGCAGATGACGCTGTTCGGCCTGGGCGTGCTCTTCATCTTCGGTTGGTTACATGGTTGGCGGTCAGAAAGAGGCCTGGCGCCAGGTATAGAAGGGCTGGCCGAGACACTGGCACTGTCGGTCGGTATTGCCATCGCAGCGCTTTCAGTGATCTGGTTTTTACTTCCGCTTGTTGTTGAGATCGGTGCGGCCTACTTCGAGAGCCGCCGTAATCGCTATCGCGAATAACCACATGGATGAGGCCTGTGTAATGAACATCAGAGCAATGTTTTTCACGGTGCTAGCTGCCGTTCTTCTATCCGGCTGTGCTACGGACTACCGAAACAAAACGCCTACAGAGGTCGCACAGGCAACTCGCGTGCATGAAAGCGAGTACAGCGAGAGCAGGATCTACCTGGCACCACCCGTGACGGGTAATCCGGTGATGGGCATGACCTACGAAGCCCAGCTCGCCGCCATCCAGTCGAAGAAGGACGGCTCGATAACTCATGCCCTTCGGGTGAAGTGGAGCTACCTCTCTCACGCTTGGATGTTCTTCTCCAATGCCACGATGCCGGGGCCAATTCCTCTTGAAACCGTATCCACGAACAGGGAGGTGTATAGCTGTCGCTCTAGCCGGTGCAGCTACTACGAAAGCACGTCAGCAGTTGTGCCGCTGGAGATCCTGGCCAATGCATCGGCTGGTTTGAAGGTTCGCTTCTCCTCCCAGCAGGGCGCGGTCATGGTTGAGCTGCCTGCCAGCTATGTGCTCGGCTATCTGCAAGCTATGTCCACGGCCCTAGGCGGTGCTGTTACGCCCACCGCTGCTGCTCCGGCCTCAAGGATTCCCAAGTGGGAGGCTGTACCGACACGTCCTGCTGGCCAGGCTGGTGAGGTAGCGAACAAGAGCAAGGAGCAGCAGCTGCAGGAGCTGCAGAGCACGCAGGGCTTGAGTTATGAGGAGTACCAGCGGCGGTATCAGCTGATCATGGGGCAGTGATTCATGATGCTTGATCCGATTCCGCAGGCTTTTGCTTTGGCCGCTTGGCAGCGCATAGCTCGGGAGATTACGGCATCAGTCGAGTTAAAGACTGCGATGCAAAAGGAAGCGCTGAGGCTGCATGCCAAGGGCTGTGTCCAGCGCGAGTTCACCCGAGGAATGGGGGCTGTCCTTCATGGTCAATCTTGGGATTGGCCGAAAGGGAAGGTTCTTATCATGGAGCGTCTGGGAGAACCGCCGCACGTCGATGATCTGCTCGAAGCGCTGTATTCCTGGTTCATGTCTGCTACCCACAAGCTTTACCGGCGCGGACAGATAAGAGCCTTACTGGCTGAGGCTATGGGCCATGTGATCCTTGTCTCTGCTGATGCGGGAGATGGTGAGCCGGCGCCGTGTGGTGCTGTCGATCAGCAGGTGCTCGATGTGAGTGATGAGGTACTGAAGAGGATTCCTCCCTGTGGTCATCCGTTTTGCGCATGCAGTTGGGCGCTGACCTATCCAGATGAAGTGAGGTAGCAACGGGGCGCCGCAATGGCGCCCTTTGTCTTTTTCGGCTAGCCGAAAAGACCCCCCGCGCGCGAGGCGAAGCTGTGATCTCTCCCCCGGTCGGACTGCCGGTATGAGCACAGCAACGGCCAAGGATTGGCCAACCTCGGAGCGCAACCCATGGCCACCACCTGCCAGAACAAGCCCAAGCGCCGCCTCCTGCCGCGCATGACCGTTTTCGCTGTTATCTCCATCCTGCTGCTGGTCGCCATCTGGTATGTGCGCCCTGAGCAGCTGCAGGTGGTGCTGTACAAAGCCAGCCTCATCACCATCGGCGCCGTGCTCGGCTACTACATCGACCGCGCGCTGTTCCTGGTCGAGGCCCGGCCCCATCAGTGCATCGGCGGCATCCACATCGTCGGCGCCTGGCTGCGGCGCGCATTGATCGTGCTGGCGTGCGTCCTCGGCATGACGTTGGGGCTGTAGTCGTGAACCGCCTCAAGCGTTGGCTGGCCGAGGCCGGCAATGACCTGGCGATCATCTGGATGGTCGAACCGCGCCTGTTCCTGTGGCCGCTGATCCTGCTGGTGTTCGCAGTGGGCCTGTTCATCGTGCCCAAGGCAGATGCCGCCAGTATCCCGACCGCAGCCGAGCAGCACCGCCGCACCCTGGTACGCGCCGCCCATGCCGAATGGGGCCTGGGTGCGCCTGTGGCGACGTTCGCCGCACAGGTTCACCAGGAGAGCGCCTGGCGCGTAAATGCTCGCTCGCCAGTCGGCGCCGAGGGCCTGGCGCAGTTCATGCCCGCGACTGCCGATTGGATGGCCGAGATCTACCCGCGCAGCCTGGGCCCGGCACAGCCGTACAACCCAGGCTGGGCACTGCGGGCCATGGTCGCCTTCGACCGCTGGCTCTACGAGCGAAACCAGGCCGTCAACGAGTGTGACCGCTGGGCCTTCGTGCTGGCCGGCTACAACGGCGGCAATGGCTGGGTGAATCGTGATCGACGTCTGGCATCGGCAAAGGGCGCCGATCCGCTGGCCTGGTTCGGTCATGTCGAGCGCCACAATTCCGGGCGCTCGGCCAGCAACTTCAAAGAGAACCGCCATTACCCGCGCGCCATCCTGCTGCGCTGGGAGCCCATGTATGCGGCTGCCGGCTGGGGGCCTGGCGTGTGCGCCGAGAGGTATAGCCGCCATGAAGATCCCGACGCTGTTTCTGCTCGCCACGTTGACCAGCAGTTCGCCTGCCGCCTGCTCCCGGAACTGGTTGGCTGCCGCCGAGCTGTTCGCATCGCCGCCGCCCCGCGTTCGTCCGGCCCAGCTCTGGCCGCCCGAGCGGGTGGACAAAAGACCACCCATGCCGCGCTGGTTGCGGCATCGGCTCAAGCGTAAGGGGCGGTGATGAAGAACGTCATCGGCAGGATCGCTGACTACTGGTACGTGCCGATCTTCGTGGCGCTGATGTACCTGATGTGGGCCTACGGCGAAAGCCAGTACGACCTGGGGCACAGCACCGCCCAGGCCAAGGGCGACAAGGCCCTGGCTGACCTGCGCGAAGAGCACCAGAAACTACGCGCCGACGCCGCCGAACAGAACCTGGTGCTCTACCGCCAGCAGGTGGAGCGCGCCAACCAGGCCGAGCTGGTGTTCCTGGACGCCCAGGACGAGATCGACCGGCTCAAGCAGCAACTCACACAGGAGCGCATCAACCGTGTCTCGACTCAATACACCCCGGCGCGCGGCGCTGCCCCTGTGGCTGCTCCTCGCTTCGTTGTCACTTGTGGCTGGCTGCGCGACTTCAACGCAGCGCTTGGAGCCACCACCCCAGCTCCACCCGGCTGCCGAGCCTACGCCGGCTCTCAAGAAGCGGCCTGGCCCGCCCCCAGCTCTGACGCCGAACTACTGGAAAGCGGCATTACCGCGGCTGACATCCTGGCACATGCGCGTGACTACGGCGCTTGGGCGCTCGCCATCCGTGCGCAGCTGAACGCGCTGATCGACCTACACAACAAGGACAAGCCCTGATGGACTTTGACTACCTGCTGCGCCTCGGCCAGTTCCTGTTCACCGTGGTGGTGGGCCTGTTTTCGCTAATGGCCGCGCGCCGGGCCTCATCGAAGGTCGAGGCCGAAGCCCTGGCCCAGCGCCTAACCGGGCAGGACAACCGCCTGCTGGTCCTGGAGCAGCAGATGAAGCATCTGCCCAGGAGCGAGCAACTCACCGAACTGGCCGAGAAGCTGGCCGAGCTGGGTGGCGACATGAAGGGCATCAAGTCCGACGTGGCAGGCATCAACCGCTCCCTCGACCCGCTCAATCGCTCGGTCGATCGCCTTAACGATTACCTCCTACACAGCAAGTGAGGCTGCGATGATCAACCAACCTTTCGCCGATTTTCTGCGCCAGGATCAGCGCCTGGTGATGCTGCGCATCCTCTCTGAGCTGCCGCAGTACCGTTCCAACTCCTCGGTGATCGCCAACCTGCTGGGCCAGTTCGGGCACCACCCGAGCCGCGACCAGGTTAAGGGTGATCTGGTTTGGCTTGGCGAACAGGGCCTGGTGTCG